CCTCATCAGCATCGACGGCGTCGGCGACGCGATAGCGGAGCAGCTGCGCGACGCCGGGTACGAAACCGTCGCCGCCGTCGAGAGTGCGACCGTCGACGAACTCGCCGACGTCCACATGCTCGGTGAGAAGTCGGCGAAGGCGATCCTCAAGGGCGAACCCAGCCACCGCGGTCGGGATCCGAAGCTCACGAAAGAGCGCCAGGAGTCGATCGCGTCGATGCTCGAGAACGGCCAGTCGGTCGCTGCAGCCTGCCGCTGCAACGGCATCGGCCAGACGACGTTCTACGAGTGGCTCGAGAAAGCCGACGACCAGGAGGAAGGCATCTACGCGGATTTCGCGGACAGGGTCGCGAGCGCGCGAGGTGCCGGCGAGGCGAAGCTCGTCGACGAACTCCTCGAGATGGCTCGCGAGAAAGGCGATGCCCGGACGGTCCTCTCGGTGCTGAAGAATCGCTACCCCGAGTCGTGGGGCGAACACGATGACGATGACGCTGGCTCCGGCAGCGTCGAAGTCTACCTCACATCGGAGAAGGACTGATCTGTGAGCTCTACCAGATCGACGACGTCGTATACCGACGAATTTCCCGAGCCGAGCTACACGGTCTTCGACCGGCAACGGGACTCTCGAGAGGTCCGGCCGTACGTCCACCCGGACACCGGGCTTGCTCCCCAGGAGGACTTCCTCGCTGGGCCCGAGGGCGACGCCGCGATCTCGTCGGACGCCTCGAACCACGTCATCATCTCGGGCCTCGGCGCCGGGAAGACGACGACGCTCATCATGCGGGCCTGGGCGAACGCCGAGCGCTGGAACCGTGGCGAGCTCGGCGCGATCATCGCCCCGGACTGGCCGACGATCAAGAACGCCATCCTCCCGACGATGCGGGAGTTCGGTCTCCTCGAGGTCTGCGACTACGTCGGACCCGGTGGCGAAGAGCCCGGTGTCCACACACCCAGCGGCTCCCGCATCATCTTGCAGACGGCGTCTAACGAGCGCAAAATCCGCCGTCTTCGTGGCCCGAACCTCGCATGGGTTGGGATAGACGAACCGGCGTCACTGGCAGAGCGCGCTTGGGAAGTCCTCTCCGGACGTCTCCGCGTCGGAAACTACCGGAACGCGTTCCTGACCGGGACGCCTCGAGGTTTCAACTGGGTCTACGATCGCTTCTACGAGGACGACGCCGAGATCGTCCACGACGACGTCTACGAGATTCGTGAGTCCGACCGAGTCCGTGGCGTCTTCGGTGTCCCGTCCTGGCTCAACCCGCACAACCCGGACGACTACATCGAGCGGCTGAAAGACGAGTATAGCGGCTCTTACTACGAACAGGAGGTCGAGGGCTCGTTCACGCAGTTCGAGGGTCTCGTCTATCCCTGGTTCGATCGCGATGAACACATCCGCAAGTCCGAGGACCTCCCGGACAGCTGGGACGAGACGATCTTCGGCGTCGACTGGGGCTTCTCGAACCACGCGGCGATCGTTGCCATCCTGATCCACGGTGATCGCTGGTACGTCGTCGAGGAGCGCAAGTCCCGGCGGATGGGTAACAACGACATCGCTGCCGAGCTCGAGCAGATGGAAGACGACTACGGTTCGGGCCCGGTCTACTGTGACAGCGCCGAACCGAAGTCGATCGAGGCGCTGAACGAGAACGGCTTCGACGCTCGGAAGTCGGACAAGTCGGTCGAAGAGGGCATCAAGGCGGTGGCGGCGAAGCGCGACGAACTCCGCGTCCACGATCTCTGCCAGGAGACGATCAACGAGTTCCACGCCTACCAGTACAAGGACGGCCGGGAGTCGGAGAAGCCGAAGAAGGAGAACGACCACATCATGGACGCGCTCCGGTACGCGATCTTCACTCACGAGACCCAGGACACGGTTCAGATCCGCTTTAAGTCGGGCTCGATGCCCAGCAACGGGAGTATTCGATAATCATGTCTACGACACCATCTTCAGGTCCGATCAAAGGCCGCGTCGAGGCGCTCGCCGAACGCATCACCCAGACCATCGAGACGGTCACGCGGAACTCCCGCATCCACATCGAGTCCGGCGACGTCGACGACCTCAACCCGCCCGAGGACATCGACGAGTACCACGACCTCTACCGCCAGATCGGGATCATCCGGGCGAACCTCAACAAGTTCACTCGAGACGTCGTCAAGCCCGGCGTACGGATCGAAGCCGACGACGACACCACGCAGGCGTACTTCATGGGCGAAGCGCCTGAAGACGCCCAAGAGGTCCCCGACTTCGCGCCCGAGGGTGGCTTCCTCGAGAACTGTGCGGTGATCGCCGGCGAGAAACACCAGCCGTTCTATCCGTACCTGAAGGTCGACATCGTCCAGAAGTGGACCAAAGGGACGACGCTCAACGAGTACCTCAAGGCCGACGACGAGGTCACCGAACCCGACGGCCGGATCACCGGCTTCAAGCACATCCGCCCGGAGACGGTCTCCGCGCGGACCTACGCCAACCAGAACGTCCTGCTGGATCCCGAGGACACCGAGACGGCCGAAGAGGACGAGGTCACAAAGCGGGACGAGGCCGCGGCCTACGTCCAGTTCGACGACCAGTCGATCGTCGGCCAGCGCAACGGCGGGATGGATGAGGACGAGGTCCTCCTCTCCCAGAACGATGTCCTCAAGCGCACGCTTGATCCGGACATCGGCGGCGACGACGCGACCGAAGAGGGGATCTTCGGGACATCGGCTCTCGAGGCGTGTGCCGACGACGCCGAGGAGTACCGAGAGATCAAGCGGGACCGCGCCGAGGCTATCCGAAAGACTGCCTACGGCGTATGGAAAGCCCAGTTCGATACCGACGTCACCGAGATCCCGGGCAGCAACGAGACAATCGTCGAGACGTGGACCAACGACGAGCAGGACGAGTGGGTCAACAACGTCGACGGCCTCGAGGCCGGCGGGATCATCGGCCACGACGGCTCGATCACGCTCGACCAGTGGGAGCCAACGATCCCAGAACTCGACGGCCCACTCGAACACTATGTCGCGGATATCCTCGCGCCGCTGCCGGCACCGAAGTACGCGACGGCCTTCGGCGAGAGCATCGCTAACCACGTCTCCGACCGTCAGGAGAACTCCTATCAGGACACGATCGTCGAGGAGCGTCGCGACGCCGAACGCGACTGGACCCAAGCGTTCCGTGCGGTCGCCGAGCGCCATCCCAAGCTGGAGCCGTCCGGCCTCGAGGTAAAGATCGCGCCGAAGGAGAGCGACAACCCGATCGCGACGCTGGACGACGCCGAGATCGAGAAGATGGAGCAGTTCATGACGGCGCTGAACGAGGGACTCGGCAACGTCCCGATCGACGCCGTCCTCGACCTCGAGCAGTTCTTGCAGACGACGATGGATCTTCCCGAGGACGTCTTCGTCGACGGCGAGGTCGACGTCGACGAGTCGGCCCCGGACATCCAGGACATGGTCGGCAACATGCCCGACGAGGCCGCCGGGGAGGCTGACGACTGATGAGTGCCGCCGCCAGCGCCGACGCCGGCGTCCCAGAGCAGACGTCGGCCCACGAGCGCTACCTCGAGCGGGCCCGGAACCGGGACGAACCGTCTCGGACGAAGTCCATCCGGCAGCGCTACGCCCAGAAGCTCCGGGGGCGGCTGGCAGACATCCGCTCGGCGCTCCGAACGGGGATCGTTGAGAACGACGCACTCGGACTGCAGACTGAGGCGCTCGTCGACGCGCCCACGACGCGGCAGTTCGAGTTCACTACTGACCCGCAGAAGGTCGACGCGGCGCAGCGCTGGCTCGAGAAGCAACTTGAGAATGAGGTCCTCACCGAGTACGGCGGCGAGAACCAGTACATCGAACGGTCCTACCTTAAGGGCCTCGAGGACGCCCAACGTGAGCTCGGGGCACTAAACGTCGGCAGCGGTGAGGCGGCGGCCGGCGCGTCGATGCGAATGCCCGTCCACCAGGAACAACTCGAGCAGCTCTACTCACGGAACCTCGAGGAACTCCGTGGGCTGACCGACGACATCGCCAGGGACGTCCGCCGAGAGCTGACCGACGGCCTCGCGAGCGGTGACGGACCTCGCAATATCGCCCGCGGCGTCTCGGATGTCCTCGGAAAGGTCGAGGATGGCACGCCTCGAGCGGCGATGAACCGGGCGACGATGATTTCCCGGACGGAGCTGATGAACTCCCACAACTGGGGACGGCTCAAGGAGTGGGAGCGAGCCGGCGTCAAGAAAGTCGACGTCCTGCTGGCGAACGACGCCTGCCCGCAGTGCCAGGCCTACGCTGCCGGAGCTCCCCACGAGGCGTCGGAAGCCTACGGCAACCTGCCGCAGCACCCGAACTGTAGATGCACCCACACGGTCTGGACAGGAGACTGACCGACTACCGATGACCCCGCCGGGGCGAGGCCCTCCCGGCATGGACTTTTCACACCCACATCATGACCTACGAGATCTTGAGCGACGGCGCGGGCGTCGCTGCCGTCGCAGCCGAACCGACCGACAACCAGCTTCCGGCACATGGCGTGCTCTTCGGGCCCGACGACGTCACGACCGGCCTCACCGGTCAGCGAACGCGCTGGCCGGCGGACATCCTCGAGCAGATGGCCGAGGACGGCGTCTTCGAGGGGAAGCCGCTGACGATGGCCGACTCGCTGGATCCCGAACAACACGTCGGCGTCACGATGACCGACGATGGGCCAGCACTGACCGGCGCGGTCTCGATGGACGAGAAGGTCGGCGAGATCACGGCGACGACGTTCGACCCCGACACCGGACTCCTTTTCGAGGGGTTCGTCGCCGACTGGGAGGCCGAGGAAACGGTCGAGACTGGCCTCGCCCAGATCTCACCGGTCGTGATCCGGGAATCCGAACTCGTCGAGGGCGATGAGGGCGACCCGGACGCACTGTATGAGGTGACCGACGTCCAGAGCGCTCGAGACGTGGCGCTGGTCGCCGACGGTGCCGTCCCGTCGAACGAGATCAACGTCGGCCCGTCGACGGCGATCGGGCACCAGGCCGCGGAGGCCTTGTCGGCTCACTACGGCGTCGATGTCGAAGCACTGGCGAACGATCACCCGGGCGGCGATGACGGCCACAACGGCGGCGACGGCCAGAGCACCCCGGCCAAAGACGACCCACTAATCATGGATCTAACAGATAAAGAGCAGGAGCTGGTCGCAGCAGCCCGGCAGAAGGACGACCCGACGGTCGTCGAGGCCGAGGTGCGCGATCGGCTCACCGAACTCGAGGAACAGGCAGACGAACACGAAGACCTCATCGAAGAGGCTTCCGGCGTCGACGACCCCGAAGTCATGGACGCCGAGACGGCCGAAGCGATGCGCGAGCGCGTCGACATCGTGGAGGGCATGATGGCCGAGGCGCTCACCGAGGAGAAGGGACTTCGCGACGCCACCGTCGAGGCGATGAGCTTCGACGCGATGGCTGCGGAGTTCGAGACCGACGAGGGCGACCTCGACGTCGAGGCGCTCACCCAGATGCCGGAGTCGGGCAGCGGCCCGACCGGTGGCAGTGGTGGCGGCTCGAGCGGCCCGACGGACGGGGACAAGCAGCGCATCGAGGAGATCGACGAGAAGCTCTCGTCGGTCGGCAACGCGCTGCCCGACGAACGTGTCGAAGCGCTCCGCGACGAGGCGGCTGACCTCGCGGATGCCGACGACTACGACGGCGCGCTGGAGGTGCTCTAAACATGGCATCCGAACCCGGACAGAACGGCGGCGACAGTACCAGTACCATCGGCTACTCCGATGCGAGCGACACGACCGAGGCCGGCGACGCGGTCGGCATCACCGGCGGCGAGATCGAGCCCGGGACCGATACCGAGAATCTGCTCGGTGTGCGGGCTCGAGGCCGACCTACCGAGAACAGCGGCATCGCGCCGGTCCACGTCGGCGGCCCCACCGTGGCGGCCGTCGAAGGCTCGGTCTCCGAGGGCGACGATCTCGACTTCGGGACCACCGGCGCTGACGGCGAACTCGAGACGGTATCAGGCGGGCCCGCCCACGCCCTCTCGGACGCTGGCGGCTCCTGGCGCAACCAGGACGCACCGGCTGGCTACGCGTGGGTCCTGCTGTAATGCGCCGACGACTACCTACCGACTCATCCTGATCACACATGGCTCAGAAAGCATCCGACATCATCAGCGACGACGACGTCCGGTCGATCGTCGAAAAGATCCGCAACAAGAAGTACCAGAGTCGTACCGCCTTCAAGGACTACGACGCCACCAACAACGACTCCAACTCGGTGGAGTTCCCGATCTCCGACGGCGACTTCGACGGTGACGTCGCCGAAGTCCCGCCGGGAAGCGAGTTCCCGCGGGCGACGAAGGACTACGACACGGTTCAGGTCGCCCACACGAAGTACGGACTCGAGATCGTCATCCCGGACGAGGACGTCGAGGACAACGTCATCGACATCACGATGGACCAGGAGGAGGATCTGGTCCGCGCCGAGGAGACCCGCGTCGACGGGATCGCGTACAACATCCTCTCGAACAACACCAACAGCGCCGGCCCGATCGACGCCGGCAACGAAACGGCAGGTGTCTTCGAGTACGAGGACATCACCCTCGCCCGCCAGCGGGCCTTCCAGGACGAGCTCGACATGGGCGAGCTGCGGCTGCTCACCGGCGGCCAGAACATGAACGCCCTGCTGAACATGGACAAGTTCACGCAGGCGTCCGAACTCGGCGACTCCGTCGTCGAGATGGGGATCCTGCCCGGCGGCAACCTCGTCGGCCAGCAGGCGTTCCTCGGCGTCGCCGGCGACGTCCCGGTCTTCCTCGACAACACCGGCAACTACTCCGAGGGCGAGGCCTACCTGGTCGACCCCACGAACTTCGGCTGGGAATCGACTCGACGCGCACTCGACGTCTCGAGCTACTACGACGAGTCGATCGAGTCCACCGTCTGGCAGATCGACGAGCGGGTCGGCTTCGCGGCTACCCAGCCGTCGGCGAACATCGCGATCGACACGTAACCACCCATGCCCTACCTCAAACACGAGTCCGGCGGGGCAGGCGAACTCCGAAACTCGCAGATCCTCGGGGATCGGTCTCCGCTCGAGTTCGACGAGGACGGCTACGCGTTCGTCGAGGA